TGCGTCATCACCTTCAGCAACACGGTTACTGGTACTGGCTGATGCAAGAGCATCCGTCTGCCACTCAAAGTAGGTATTATCGCAAGACGATTTACCAATGTTTGACATGAACGGAGTTTCTTCCGGACTGATATTGTAAATGATATTTGACAGGTCTTCACGAATGCCAATGGCTCCGTAAGTTTCCCGTGTATTAGTTGGTACTNCCATAGTATTTTCTCCTTAGAAAATATCCTCTAACAGTTTGGCTGCATCTGCAACCTTCCCTGAAGAGTTTAGTTGTTTTGAAAGTTCGGCTTTACGCCTACGTTTAGCATCGGACTTGGGTCGCTTGGCTCCGCTCTTAGTCATCTTAGGTTTATTCTTAACCTTCTTGTTTTTCAAGTCAGCATTTTGAAGTGCNTCATATTTCATGGCTTTATGAATAAGATATACAGACCTTGAATCAACAAGACCCTCCATCTCTTCTCTGGTAAACCCGGAGGTTACACCATAATCCATAATATTTTTAGCGATCTTAGGTTGCGCATCGGGGTCATTCCATTCAGGAATAAGTGTCCCTAGTTTACCTATCTCCTCTGCTACAGCCTTCTGACGAATCTGCTCCATCTCTTGCTGTTGCTGTACTTGCACCTGCTGTTGGTGGTAATGCACTGACTTGATGCGTTCCTGTTCTTCACGGAATTCATCACGCTTGGTGACATACTCTAGCGGGTCTTCGTTCTTTAATCGCTGCCAATCAACATTCTGAAACTTACTCATGTTCTGAGATAACTGTTGACCTAGTTGGCCTAACGCCTGTTCGTACTGTTGACGCTGCGCCATCAACTGATTTAGTCCGTTCTGGTATTCAGCACGTTCCGCATCAATAGTTCTGCGCTCTTCTGATAACTCCTGCGTCTTTTTTGTGTAGTCAGACTGCCGTGAATAGCCTTGTTGCAATTCTTCTAAGGATACCTCTACGTCTTGACCATCAACTTTGATGGTGTACATTTCGGTTTCCTGCCCTTCAGCATCACGATTGTCTGTTGCTTCATATTCCTCATCTTCATCTTCATACTCTTCAGACTCAGACTCAGATACTTCAGCCTCCTCTTCCAAAACTTCCTCTTCCTCTACAGGTTGTGATTCCGTTTCTTCTACAGGTTGATTTTCTGCCGCTACTGGTTGCGCCTCATCAGCGTCCATAAGTTTTAGAATTTCTTCTTGTGCGTTAGCAATGTTCATTGCTTCGCTTAATGGTTCGGTGGGTCGCTCAACTGGAGTAGTGTCCACCACATTTGGTATAGCCATAATTTAAATAGTTCTCATTGTTGATGTAAATTTAGTTATTTGTCCTTCCTCAAATATTGATTGGATATGTCCTACTAATCTATCCACCAGTTTGAGTTCAAGCCAAATCTGTTCTCTACTCTCAATATCATGTTGGCTTGTCACTTGCCACTCATGTAGTAGTTGCGCTTTTAACGCTTCGATACTTTCTGCAAACAGATCATCTTCTAATAATCTTTTTGCATTAGTCTGTCTTTGTTCTGGTGTCATGACCCTATTTTAACTGCCCTCTTTTGTTTGTCTTCAATTGCTAGTTCAGCCATTTTAAATTTAGATTCCATTTTGGTTTCGTTAATTTCATTCTGAACCTTCATCTTCTTGACCTCTAGTTCACCCTGCTTAACCTGTGTGTCTACATTAAGAGCCTGCAACTGAGCCTCTTGCATAGGATCAGGTTGTGGCGGGGCTTGCATCTGAGGAGGTGTAAGATAATCGTTTACATTCTGATACCCCATAGACTTAAGCAATGATGCCTGCAAGTTGTATAGGTTCTCAGGGCTAACCATTGGGCTACCAGAGGCTTGTTGACCCATAGCCATCTGAGTCAACTGAGTCAACTGTGCAACCTGCTGATCCTTATTACCGTTGCCCAGAGCAACAGACACAGTAGCATCCATCCTGTCAGCCCATGACCTTGGGTTAACTTCTACCCATTGATCCCTGAGTTTGATGACACGCTTCTTGTCCATGTTCTTAACTAACAGTTCATATATCTTACACATCAAATCCTTAACGCCTGTCTCAGCAAAGTTACGGGCTATAAGTTCTACTCTTGATTGTGATGCAGTCATAACTGCGTTAACAGCGGTAGCCGTAGTATGAGAGGTCAATGCGTCCTCATTCATTCCTTGGCTCATTCGACTTACACCCGCACGTGACTCACGCACATCATCTAGATACTGAACCATGTTAAACACAAAAGGTTCAAGCGGAGGAGTAGCCAGAGGGGTGACAGCATTAGGTGACTTAACACGTACGATGCCTCCCGGTCTAGCCGTCAGTAAATCATCCAGATTTGCCTGACCCTCCAATACCGCAAACCGTCCATAGTTCTGGTTATACATATTGTCTAACAGGTTGCGCATCAGTACACTTTTGATTTTCTGCAATGGCATAACCAAGTCAGCCACAGAAAGTCCAAAGAACTTGTGTGATATCTGAATAGGAGTAATACTGATGAACGGCATATTGTCGATCTCATCGTTAGCCATTATGGTGCTACCTACCGTGCAAACTTTTCTTAGTTCTGCAATTCCATCTCCGTCAAAGTCAGTGCGAATAAACGACTCATAAAGCCAATACTCTTGCATAGACTCTTCAGGCGCTGCATTTTGTGATGTATTGAAAAAGTCCTGAGTGTGATCAAAAGCGTATCTAGCATTCTGCTCATCGTTCCACATAGGGCTTCCAGTATCTCCACCCTTCAGGTCTTCAACATCTATATCAGGATACATCTGCCTAAGTTCTGACAAGGTTTTTCTTACACGATGACAAATAAACCTTGCATCTTCTATGGTTTTTGCTTCACGGTTAATAAGAAACTCTTCAGGTGGTACGTTTTCGATGCATACTTTACCGTTGTACTGTGATCTCTTTACGATAACATCATGGTAAAAGTTTCCATCTTCACCACCATACTCATCATGCTCTACGACCTCTACTGAGTCATCAGACATTAAGGCTTCAAACTCTAGGTCATTAAGGTTCTTGTATTCTTCACGTACGTACTCATCGTACTCATCCCACCACACTTTGATAATGCCGTTCTTTTGTAGAAGCGCATCAGTAAACCACTGGTACATAATCTCCCAACCGTTGTGTTGGTTCTGTAGCACGTAGTTTACATAGTCTGTGGCTTGTGCAGCCATGTCAACCTCACCCGGATTATTAGGCTCAAATTTAACCAGTTCATCACCGGAGGCGAAGACACGCATAAGCGATGGTTTAATCCACTCAACCGTATCCTGTACTGTGCTGTCTACATACTGGCTTCTCCCTTCGATCTCATTACCCAAAGGAAGAGCATAGTAATAACGCATGGCTTCACGACGTTGTTCAGAAACGTCATCGCCATACCCTACAGCCTCATTGATTTCTCCATCAATTCGACTTACAATTTCATCTTCTGTTACTGGATCACTCATACAATTCCTAGTTCCTGATATTCTAAAGGTTTATCGAAGTTAAAGTTCCACGTATCACCAGAACCCGGCACTCCAAATCTTCTACTCATAAAGCAGTATCTTAATGCTGACATACTGTCATCTCTTACTGCTACAATCTTTCCGTCTTTTCTGTGGTACTGTCTGTACTCTTGTAGAACATGAGATAAGTTTTCAAATATCTTAAACCTACCTTCTTCCATCCAAACTACCATTTGCTGAATACCCTCCTCCACACTGTTAGAGCCTTTCTTCTGCCCCAACGCAGCGGGATTGGAGAAATGCTCAAGTAAAAAATTGCAGCCAAGAGTCCGATACTGATCTGCCAACCCCGGATTACCAATGCTATCACGACGATTACCATCGTGGGGATAAGCAATAGGAATGAAAGCAGGACGGCGCATAATCTCAATAGAATGTTCCGCAGGGCTACGCTTATTAGCATTATATGCATCATAAACATAGAACGTGTCCTCACTCTCATCATACGCTCCCCATATAACAGCAGTATCATGGTCCCAACCAAAATCTATTCCTGCTATTCTGTCCCAATCCTCTGGTATATCAAAAGGATCACACATTATTTTTTCTTCAGGTATTGGAAATACTAAACCTGACCCAATCGTAGGCTTACCAAACTTACGCATCTCCCTTTCGTGGGGTGAATACGCAGAAAGAATCTGCCTCATCGTATCGTCATCAAGATGTCCGGGCTTACCCCGTAGCGTCTTGACGTGCTCACTAGCATCATCCCATGTTGCATTCGTTAGGGACTGACCCTTCTGAATGTTGTTCATGAATGCGCTTACAGTCTCTGTCATGCCCTTCTCAGGGGTAAACGTGAGGTACACCATACCCTTACGGTCTAACGTACGTGTCACAGCCTGTGAGTACAACGATCTATCTGGCTCTTCGTCTAACCATATGCAGTCAACAGAGCGCCCCATCCATTTCTCTACACCAGACTCATACGACTTAAAGTGTACCGTAGAGTTATCCCCGCTTGTATGTTTTACCAATGCTAATGATTTAGCGTTAGGCACACCGGGCTTACGCTCAGTGCTTACTATACAATCTCTGGGTATTGCTCCTGTTCCATATGCGTCAGGGTCTTCAGGCGCCCCCAGTAGTTCTGCTTGGCAGATGTCTCTGGTTGATTCGTTAGACACGCCTCCTACCCATGCAGTGATAGGCTTGTAGTATCGTTTACCTTTCCACCAATCAGGATATAGTCCTGTCAGGTGCATTGCTAACTCAGCAGCACCAGAGTAAGACTTTCCTATTCGGTTGGCGCACATTAAAAGTCTTTGGTTATTTTCAAAACCTGTCTCATGAAACTTTTGTTGAAACGGGTATGGGTCGTAGAAATGAATCCTACTGTACTTCTGTCTCTTGTAGAGTTCCTTAGCGGTTGCTATGGCTTGTTCTAACTGTTCTTTATTTTTCATTTATCCCTTGCGTTTTTTACTCTTAGGTATTCCTTTGTTTAATTCTGATACAATTCTTTTGGTGTTCATTGACATTTCAAGAGGTATACTTTTAACTGGGGCAGGTTTGCGTTTTTTAAAATACTGGTTTGAGTTTGGTTTAGGCGTACCCTTGGGAGTTGGATTATTGTTTTCTCCAAGCCTGCTTCTGTATGATGACATAATACCTCCTATTGCAAAAGTGATGTTACTTGTTTAAATTCTTCTTCTAGTTCTTCTGTAGTTTTCTCTTCGATACTGGTTACAGTTTGTTCGATCTTATCTACTGGTTTAAAGCCACCACGATCTAACAGGTCTTTTACTGCGTTAAGACGTACAGCCTCAGACTCAGCACTCTGCACCATTGTGATCAACTGATTAATTGCAAGGGGTATGCTATCCTGTAACATACGCTTCTGACGCTCCTCTATAAGATTCTTAAATTTGTTCTTGAGTTCGTATCCACGTTGCTTCGGACTACCATACCCTGCAATTTCTGCCGCCTTTGCTGCACTGCCAGTCAACAGAAACATCTCTACAAACTTTTCCTGTTGTGCGTTATTCGTTTTCATAAGTGCCATATGCTATTCCTGCTCCTAATATACCTAGTTGCGCTGCCCTTCTTCCCGCAAACCTTGTGTAGTTGGGATCAACAGGGGCCATTATTTCCTGTACCGCTTCCCTCTGTTTTATTGTCATGCGATCATTAACCCTAACGGTTCCATCTTTATTTTTTGTTACAGGCTTTTTCTCTGCATCTTTTACCGCTTGCTTAGCCTCTTCTTCTAAAGATTTCTTTTGATCTTCCTTTGCTTTCTTTGTGTACTGGGAGCCTTGAGTTTTCTTATTTGTTACGCTGTCGTATGCCTTGTCTATCCTAGATTTTTTAAGATTAGGATTTGGAGTTCCTTCTTTAGTTTTTAATTTAAAGTTATCAACCGTCCAAGGCTCAACAATGGTTATTGCTCTGTCAAAACCCGGTGGAACAACACCAAGCATATCATGCTCATCCGATACAAAGAACGTCATCTTTCTATCTTTATCTATATAGATCAACGCATTAGTACCGCCCTCAACATATCCTGATTTCATCTCAGGACTAAACTGAACAAATACTCCACCATCATCAGATTTCTTAATGCTATACTTTGGACCTTCTACCTTTCTGAGCATTGTAAGAATTTCATCTGTATCTTGAAACTCTCTTCCATTGCCTATCAAAGCGTCCTTAAGTTGATTGTATGCTGAACTAGAGATAACATCTCTGTCGTGCGTTCCAGTATGTGATCCTGCTCTCATCTTCTTTACCGCTAAGATAGAGCCTGTTTCGTGAACGCTCTTACCTTTTTTTAATTTCTTTATGCCCGGAGTTAACCAAGTATCTCCAATTAAATCAAACGCATCACCCATAACTTGATCAGATATATGTTGAGAATTAGGGCGCTTTTCAATATTTAAAAATGCTTGCTTATCCCATGAGTCTTCTACAGTATGGTAAATTTCAGCCATATATTTTTCTGCTGCGGGGGAAGGATTTCCTGCCTGCCTAGCAATTAAACCATTATAAACTATCTGTCCATGATCCTCTTTTCTTGCGTGCCTTAACGTGTTTAGTTGATCTTCAGATGCTTCACCAGTTTTTCTAATATCTGCTAAAGTATCATTTATTATTACATCATTCTTCCTTGTAACCTCTACCGTTTTAGCACTCAACCCCTTTTCGGCGTATCTTGTACTAGCCTCTGGGCTTACAAATTGTTTAGCAGAACTGGCCATCATCTGCTTCCCTGCATCCAAAATTCCCGGAATTGGATTTGATGAATAAAAATCCTTTACATAGTTAGGTGTGTTAGAAAATAATTTGGCACCCTCAGACTTATACAATTGTTTAGCGCCTTGCCCTGCAACCCTAGCGCCTACTCCTGCAGCGGGTATAACTTCTGCTGCTGCTAGAACAGCATCACCACGTGAAACATCTTCACCACGTGCATACTGAGCCAGTGGATCAATTACGCCCTCAATAATTGTAGC